ATTTGACGAGTTTATTGTCGATTTTACAAAATCGTATTTTTCTTGTAGCAAATCGTACTTTTCTTGTAGTAAATCATATTTTTCTTGTAATCTATCAAAATCTTTTTGTGAATATTCATTGAATGATTTGATATTATTTTCAATAATATTTAATACTGTTTTGTAACTGAGTTCTTTTCCAATATGAAAAAGTTCTTGTTCTTTTTCGTGGTCTTTTAAATCTTTTACTCTACTTGATCTTATTTTGTCATGATGATGTAGAAATTTTTCAAAATCTTTACTTTTTATTACATGAAAACAATCTAATAAAAGACATTCTTCATAATTTTTTTTATGTTCTTTATATCTTTGTTCTATTCCGTACCTACTTTCGCCTATTTTAATAATATATTCTCCTGTATCATAAGATTTGATTTTAATTATATATATTAAACTACCAGAAGAACCATAGTCCCTTAAAAGTATTTGTTCTCTTTGGAGAACTTTTTGTTGTATTAATTTTTTGTCAAAATTTTGTTTATTTTCTTCTAATTGTTGTTTGTTGTTTTCTAATTGTTGTTTTAATTCTATACTTTCTTCTTCTAATGTTTGATGTAATATTCCTTCTAATTTTACAAAATATTCATGAATTTCATTCGCTTTTTTTGTTTCTGCTTTTATACATAATAATTTGAACGTCTTAATATTTAATAAAAATGTTTGTTTATTATGACCTCCATGCTGTTCTTTATCTTGCTTTGTCTGTAGACAAAGCAAGAATTTGTAATCTTTTTCAATTACAAAATTTTTTTCTAATAATTTTTTTGCTGCAATTTTTTGAGTAAATCCTAGCCATTGCCAAATATTATCTAAATCAATTACAAAATCTGTTGTTTGATTATAGTGTAAATAACAATAAAATGAAGAAATGAATAATTGTTGTTGTGTTTCAGTAAAAGTTTCTTTAATCTTTTCAAGTAATTTATTATTATAAGTGTTAGATAGTTTAATAATGGGATTGTTTTCGATCAAATTAACAATATTTAACGAAGCGTCCATTATTATACAATATCTAATTATTTATTCTTTATATTCTTTTTACTTTAATAAAACAAAAAGAATAATTGTTTTTATTTTCAAAAAACAAAATTATTGTAAACATAATATAAATACAAAATATAAAAATAACTTGATAATATAATATAATAATGAGTAATTTAGAATTAGAAAATCAAGAATTAAAAAGGGAGAATGATATATTAAAATTAGAAATACAAAAACTAAAGGAACATCTAAAAAAATATACTGCACCTGAAAGTAATAAAATCTACTATGAAAAACACAAAGAAGAACATAAAAAAAGAGTTAAAGAATATTTAACACCTGAAAAACGAAAAGAATATAATAAGAATTACTATGAAAAAAAGAAAGCAAATAAATTAAATAATATTCAACAAAATAATATAAAGAATTAATATAATTAAATCTTATATTATTATCTTTATATAATATATAGAATGGAAAATAATTCAGAGTCGTGTGTAGAAATATTAAGGCATAATTCTGGTGTATTATGCGGAAAAGATGGTTGTAAATTTAAACATTCAAAGGATAATAAATATTGTAACAAGCATCAAATATGTATATTCTTAGATGAAACTCAAGATCTTGGTAAAAAAACTTGTGTTAATTATATTCGTGGTTGTAGAGAACAACTTGATATTGATTATAAATTCTCAAGATGTGAAGATTGTTTAAAACGGGATAGAGAAAAAGAAAAAACTAGAAAAGAAGAAAAAAAGAAAAATATTAACAATGAAAATAAAGAAGGTTACAAAACTTGTTCTTGTTGTTTCATTGAATATACAATAGAACATTTTAAAGGTGTAAAGGGTGGAGAAACAAAAACTTGCTCTAAATGCAGAGAGAATTTTAAAATTTCAGATGCAAATAGAGATAAAGAACATAGAAATGCAGTTGCAAGAAAAAATGAATCTAAACCAGAGAGAATTGCTATAAAAAACGAATGGAAAGAAAAAAATTATGAAAAAGTTGCTGGTTATTGGATGAAATCCAGACAAAATAAAATAGAAAAAATGGGAGTAGATGAATATTTAAAATATAATGCGGAAAATGCAAAAAAATGGCGTGAAAATAATCCAGAAAAAGTTATACAAAATAATGATAAAAAAAGAGAAAGTTTAAAACTAAATTATAATGTATATATTAGAACGGCAAGTAATAAAGGTTTAGTTTTTTTAATATCATTTGAAGAATATGAAAAAATAGTATGTGATAAATGTTATTATTGTGGAATAATTGCGGATAAAGGTTTTAATGGTATTGATAGAAAAGACCAAACAAAAGGATATATACTTGATAATTGTGTTAATTGTTGTCAAATGTGTAATTATATGAAAAAATCGTTAAATGATGATGTATTTATAAAAAGAATAGAACATATTTTAACTTATAATAAAATTATTGAAAATGGTAATTTATATCCTGAAATATTTTTAAACCATTTTTATGGTGTTAATTTTAAAACTTATCAATATAGCGCTAATCGAAAAAAATTAAATTTTGAAATTACAGAATCTCAATTTAAAGAAATAACTTCTTGTGACTGTTATATTTGTGGTAAGAAAAATTCAGAAAATCATAGAAATGGTATAGACCGGTTTGATAGTAATGTTGGCTATTTATTTTATAACTGTAAATCTTGTTGTGGTGAATGTAATTATATGAAAAATAATTATGAATATAAAGAAATTTTTGAAAAATTTAAATTAATTTATAATAATTTTAATAAAAATATATTATTATCTTTTAATAATATTGATAATTATAGAAATTTAAATAATTCCATAAAAGATGATAATATAAATGAAAAAAAAACAATACTTAAAAACACATTAATACCATTTAATAATAGTAATAATTATGAAGAATTAAGTAATTCCATAAATAATGATAAAAATAATGAAATTATTGTATTAAATAAAAATAAAAAAACTAAAGAAGAAATAAGAGAAAATGCTAGAATAAGAAAACAAGAACAACGTAAAAGATTAATTGAAAAATATGGCGATGAAGAATATAAAAAAATAAATGCAAAATTAATTGCTGAAAATAGAAGAAAGAAAAAAGAGAAAGAAAATAAAATTTAATAAATATAACAAAATTTTTATATTTATTTAAGTATTTTTATATTTTTTATTTATAAATAGGTATGTCACATAAAAAAGTAAGCAATACCGTCCTCAATTGCTATATGCTACACCAGCCCTGATGTAGAACATCAACTGCATAAATGCAGCCATATTTAACAGATGTTAAACCACCTAAGTTTCCCTAGGGGACGGACTGTATCTTAACCCGATTCAGGTTGCTTAGACCTTCATTATCGAGCGACTACCGTTCAGTCTCTGACGGCTAACCATTAACTAGCAATTACTATATGAATAATACTTTTTCGTTTTTAGGTTATTACCATGCGGATCGCCCAATCCTCAACATTATTACTATACCAGAGTTCTATTCTCTGCCATATAATGGTTTCCCATTATACTTAGTAGTTGAGGCTCTAAGGGGTTTCCCGAACAACAAGTAGTCTTGCAAGGTTTAAAAACCTTACTAACAACAAGCCATAATATTAACAGGGGCGTTACCGAAGTTTCCACAAACATTGCCTGTTTGCTTGCGGCGGGTTGTTTTTTGGTACGGCTTAGTATTTCTTTTCATACCCGACATAACACGTAAAACATTATAATTGACTGCATAAACACGGACTTTAGCGGTCGCTGTACCACTTACAGTAGGTGCTGAAAGAACCAATTGGAGCACTGCATTATCAATGCGGGAAAAGTTACAAGATCCGGATGGTTGATGCTCTTCAGGTCTCAAAGCAAATGAGTAAACATTGATACCGGTATCGGGGGCGCGGGTGTGGTGTTGATAAGGTTGAACGACATCGAAGTAAGAGCCTTCACGTTCAGAGAAGCGATCTTGGCCGTTGAGTTGGAGTTTGGCAGTAACACAAGGATTTTCACCCCAGCAGTGCATGTCAAGTGCGGTTTCAGCAAGGACAAAGGTGCCAGCATCAGAAACAAGGGAACCAAGATTGTTATTACCTTGAGCGAAGGGGGTAAGAATAGCACCATTAGAAGTCCAGTCACCAGCAGTTGAATTAACACCACCAGCAGGACCAGCAGAGGCATTTTCAGCACCAGCCAAATCGAAAAGACCAGAACTAGTGATGAAAGCATTAGCACCAGTTTCAGCAGCAGAAGAACCGAAAGCATGAAGAGCATTGGGGAGAGCATCAATGGCATCAGTATAATTGAAGGGTTGGGCGCCAAGGGTGTTGAAGAGAACGGAACCAGAAGTCAAAGAAGCGCAGTAGTCAACGTTGGCATCAGGCTGAACTACCCAGATCAACTCTTTACAGGGATGGTTAAAATTGAGCTTGATCTTATTCGAGGAACTGCCTACACTCTCATCACCTGTAAACTGGATTTGCTCGAAAAGATATTCATGGGGGTTTTGTGCCATTTTACGTCTTTCGTCAGTGTCAAGGAAAATATAATCAACATAGAGAGATGCAGCAACAAGAGATTGTTGATAAGCCATAGAAGATTGAACGGTAGCACCAGTAGAACCAGTGAGTGTAGAAACAGCCCATAGACATTCACCAATAGGGCGGATATCAAGGTTGATCTTAACTTCGTGATACTGGAGTGCTATAAGAGGTAAACTTAATCCTGGGTTTTTGGCAAACCAGAATTGGAGGGGGATGTAAAGGGTGGTTTCAGGGAGGGCATTGCGAGGAGCGCAAACTTGGTTGACGGAACCAGTAGAGGCACAAGGACCAGAGATGGCAGCAAAACCAGGATCGGTAATGTAGGTAAGTTGGGTAGTATTACCGATCATCTTGAAGTAACCGCGTCTTTGTTCTGAGGACATAGTGAGCTGGTTCCAGATGTGCATCCAATCACCATATTGGCGATCAATGCGTTGACCTCCAATTTCAACTTCGACTTGGGCGATAAGTTGTTCTCCAATATAATCGAGCCAACGAGCATAGTTAGTCATAGATTGGTTGATTTCAGGGAGAGTTACTTGGAGGTAAGTACGGTAGCAAAGATCACCATTACGGGAAATGGTGCAAGTTACGCGGCGACCGAAATCGGCTTGGCCGGAGAAAGTTTGTTCGATGGATTCCATCGCAAAGTTAGTGTGTCTTCTGTAAGAGACTTTC